GTTCATTTTCTAATGCCAGTTCTGGGTCATCTTCAGCCGTTATGTCTTCCGGAGAACTTAGGTCTGAGTATTCATCTTCTGGTTGATTTTCTAATGCCAGTTCAGGATCTTCTTCAACACTGATGTCAGGTGGATTATCACCGTATTCTGGCGCAATAGATGTCTCAGTATTGTCTGTAGCATCAGCAGGAGTGTTAGCGGCAGTGGTATCAGGTGCAGTAGTTTGTGCTGTAGCTGCCTCAGCAGATAGTTGATTTAGTGTTTGAGGTACCGCTGCTAAAAAGGAACTCCACTCATCCGCAGTCATATTCAGTATGTTTACACCATCAGACCAAGAAACTTGATTTGGATATAGTGCATTTGGTATCGTAGGAGTGGATTCCAACTCACTGAGTGTTACCCCGTAGGTATATACTCCGTCATGGTATATTTGGAAATGACCATTTGCGGTCGGTTGTATACTAAATCCCGGAATAACTTGAGTAAAAGCCATATTTTTCCTCTGATAAATAAGTTGCTCTAATTGTATTTATCGCACAAAAATGCCCGATTTTTTACCCATAACCGTTGCAAATTTGCAACGGTAGTAGTACAATTGTTGTTAACGTAGAGGACAATCCGTGGTAGCTAAACCTAAAAAATCAATAAACTATCTCAACAACAGAGACATTCTAAAAGAAATCCACAAGAGTAAATCGACGTATTGCTACTTCATTGAACCAGAATACAACGCATATGATCTAATCATCGACATGCCAGAAAGTTCAATTGAAACTAGCCTAGAATACGCAATCAAAGATGCTCAAATATTAGCTGCAAAGACTGCACGAGCAGCCAGATTAACACAAGAAACCGGTGAGAAGGTTCTAGTTGATGACATCGCAACTGAAGATTTGATTTTCAGAGTAATGACATGGGAACACATTCCAGTTTCACAGAAGCAGCCAAGAAAAACTAATAAGAAGAAGACAGCTAAAGACATCATCGTATTTGACGAGGATGAGAATGAAGACTTTTCTGATCTAGAAGATAAGACCACTAAGGCAGACGTTGATGACATGGTTCATGTTAAGGTCAACTTTCCGCCTTTCCAGCATTTCAAGCTTGACCATACCAATACTTTCAAATGTGTCGGCAAGTCGCACTGGATCGGTGGAATTGAGAATGGAAGCTTCTCCAGGGATCATGGCAACATCACTAACAAGTTAGCTCGCATGTATATGATGCTTTGCGAGAAGTATGCCATGAAGTTCAACTGGCGCGGGTATACTTACAATGATGAAATGAAGGCTAGTGCTGTTCTACAGTTAACTTATGTTGGTCTTCGTTTCAATGAAGCTAAGAGTGCTAATCCATTCGCATACTATACAGCAGCCATTACTAATAGCTTCTGTCGTGTGTTGAATACTGAGAAGCGCAATCAAAATATTCGTGATGACATTCTAGAGATGAATGGTCTAAACCCATCATTCTCAAGACAGATGAAAGATACAAAGGTGACCTCAATCGATTGAGGTCACCATTATGATTGCTTTTTGCAGCATTTTGTAATATAGTTACACTATGGCGAATATTTTAATCCTAAATGTATAAATAGAAGCAATCATATAGGATTAAAATATGTTTATATACAAAATCACAGTTACTACAACGAACAAATGCTATATTGGGCTTGATACTAAACCCGTTTACAAAGAATCAAGATGGAAACTTCACTGCAAAGATGCGGAAGGCAATTCCGCTAGAAAAATTCATGTTGCTATGAGGGAGGCCGGACTTGAAAATTGCATTTACGAAGTATTAAAGACTGACTTTTCTTCCTTGTCATCATTAGCAGTTGCAGAAATAGAGTTAATAAAACAGCATGATTCTTATAGAAACGGACTCAATTCCTCTCCCGGCGGCGATGGTATCGGTAAACATGATTTAGCTTCAATGACTGAAGAAGAAATTCAAATGATACGACAGTCGTTGGGCGAACACTGGGCTGAATATAATAAGAAAAAATGGTCAAACATGACTAAAGATGAGAAGAAAAAGGCGGTTGCTCACTTACATACTCCCGACGTTCAGAAGAAAAAAGCTGCTACGCTAAAGAAATTTTACGATCACAATCCAAAGGTTAAAGCTGCGAAGGGTCAAGCTATTCAAAACTGGCACCGAGTTAACAAAGAAAAAGCAACCGAAAATAGTAGATTAAATGGGCTTAAAGGTGCTGCAAAAGTATCAAAGGCAGTAGTACTAGAGAAAGAAGATGGAACCATTCTAACCTTTAAAAGTAGAAGCGAAATGCAACGACAAACGGGACAGTGGTTTTCCACTTTACTTGAAAAATCAAAAGCAAAAGTGTATCATAACGGTTATATATTGAAAGAATACTAATATGAATTTGTTTAAAAAGGCCGCTGTGTTCGGGGACATACATTTTGGTCTCAAGAGTAACAGTCTACTACATAACCAGGACTGTGCAGACTTCGTTGATTGGTTCATTGAAAAGGCAAAAGCTGAAGGGTGTGAAACTTGTTTCTTTCTAGGTGATTGGAATCACCATAGAGCAAGCATTAACATTCAGACCCTTCAGTTTGGTCTTCGTGCCCTAGAAAAATTGAATGCTGCTTTTGAGCAGGTGTTTTTCATTCCAGGTAATCACGACCTTTACTATCGTGATCGTAGAGATATTCACTCAGTCGAATGGGCATCGCATCTTCCTAACGTAACTATTGTCAATGACTGGTTCAGTAAGGACAATGTTGTTATTGCTCCCTGGCTAGTAGGAGATGACTATAAGAAGCTACCTAAGCTAAGTGGCAAGTATTTGTTTTCTCACTTTGAGTTGCCAAACTTCTTCATGAACGCAATGGTTGAAATGCCAGATCACGGTGAAATCAACCTAGATCATATTCAGCAGTTTGAGCGAGTGTTTTCTGGACACTTCCATAAGCGTCAGGCTCGCAGAAACGTTTGGTATATCGGAAACGCTTTCCCCCACAACTATGCAGACGCAGGTGATGATGCTCGTGGCATGATGATTCTTGAATGGGATCAGGAGCCAGAGTTTCATTCATGGCCTGGACAGCCAGTCTTTAGAGTTTACAAACTCAGTGAAGTTCTGGACAACCCTGACGGGTTGCTTCTGCCCAAAGCAAATGTACGAGTGCACCTCGACATTGATATTTCGTATGAAGAAGCAAACTTCATTCGAGAAACATTGATTCCCAAGTATAATCTTCGTGAAATGGCGCTGATCCCAGTAAAGAACAGCGAACACACACAAGACTTAGCGCCCGGCGAACTCAAGTTTGAATCCGTCGATCACATTATCATTGATCAAATCACAGCCATAGAAAGCGATTTCTATGACGCAAAACTTCTATTAGAGATTTACCGCAACCTATGATCGTTATCAAGAATATCACTCTCCGAAATTTTCTTTCAATCGGAGCAGTAACACAGGCAGTCAACTTAGACAACAAAGAACTTACCCTTATTCTAGGACAGAACTTAGACTTAGGCGGTGATGGTGCAAGAAATGGTACAGGAAAGACAACTCTTATTCAAGGGTTGAGCTATGTTTTGTTCGGCACTCCGATCAACAGTATTCGTAAGGATAACTTGATCAATCGCACTAACGGTAAGGCAATGATGGTCACTCTTGAATTTAGTGCTAATGGCATTGAATACAAGATCGAACGCGGTCGTCGTCCAAACGTGTTGAAGTTCTATGTGAACAGCGACTTGCAGGAAGCTAAGGACGATGCTCAGGGCGAGAACAAGGAGACTCAGGTAGCAATTGAACGTGCTATTGGAATGACCTCTGACATGTTCAAGCACATTGTAGCATTGAACACTTACTCGACTCCGTTCCTTGCGCTACCCGGCGGCGATCAGCGTAAGATCATTGAACAGTTGCTCGGCATCACATTGCTTTCTGAAAAGGCAGAAGCGATCAAAGATAAGATCAAGCTGAATAAGGACGGCATCCAGCAGGAAGAGTTCAAAGTAAAGGCAATCGAAGAAGCTAACAAGCGCGTCCAAGAGCAAATCGAAAGCTTGAAGCGTAGACAAACGCTTTGGAGCAAAAAGCGCGATGAAGACTTGAGTTCACTTGTTGCTGACTATGACGAGTTAAGCAAGATTGATATTGATGCTGAACTTTTGGCACACAAAGCTTTGGCTGTATATCAGACAAAGAAGAAGCAAAAAGAAAATTGCGAAGCCCTCATTGCTCGCCAGACTGCATGGCAACAGAAGAAGGATTCTGATGTTGCTACATTGCAGAGTACGTATGACGTAATGAGCCATATCGACATCGATGCGGAATTGCAAGCCCACGTTGATCTAGTTGCTTACAACAAAGCCAAGATTGAGGTTGACAATGCAAAGATTCGTGTTAAGCAGCTAGAAGCTATCATCACTAAGGATCAGAATGCAATTGCAAAGCTGACCGATGAGATTGCTACCCTCGAAGATAACAAGTGTTCTACTTGCGGTCAAGACTTCCATGATGACAATCACGCGATTGTTATCAACAGCAAGCGTGACCTTTTAGCGGCTGCTCAGACTGAACTTGCCCAAACCCAAAACGAGCTAGAAAAAAATAAAAATTCTATTGTGGATTTGGGTAAGGCCCCTGTAACGCACTACAAGACTCAAGCAGAAGCAATCAAGCATAGCTCTGAACTCGAAAACATTCAAAACCAAATCAACGCTAAGCTAGAAGAAACTGATCCTTATGCTGAGCAAATTGATGAGGAATGCATCACTGAGGACTTAGGTCCAATTCCCGTGACTATATATGATACAGAGACACAAGCGATTGAACATCGATCTACTGTAGCCAATTTGCTTAAGCAAATTGAAAACAAGGTTGCAGAAGTTGATCCGTATAGCGAACAGGTAGTTGAAATGGAATCTAAAGCTCTACAAGTTGTAGATTTCAACAAAATCAACGAACTGTCTAAGTACGGCGATCACTTGAAGTTTTTGCTAGACTTGTTGACGAGCAAGGATTCCTTTGTTCGCAAGAAGATCATTGATCAAAACTTATCGTATTTGAATGCAAGACTTACTCATTACTTGGACAAGATGGGTCTTCCCCATACTGTAGTCTTCAAGAATGATTTGTCGGTTGAAATTACCGAACTCGGGCGTGAACTTGACTTTGACAATCTCTCGCGCGGTGAGCGGAACCGATTGATTCTAGGTCTTTCATTTGCGTTTAGAGATGTTTGGGAAAATCTATACTACCCGATCAACACTCTATTCATTGATGAATTGATCGATTCGGGACTTGATTCGATTGGCGTAGAAAACTCTATGGGAGTTCTCAAGGAGATGTCTCGCCGTCGCAACAAGTCTATATGGCTTGTGTCTCACCGTGAAGAACTTGCAGGGCGCGTTCCTAGCATCCTCAATGTTGTTAAGGAAAACGGTTTCACTAGCTATTCAACTGCAACTGATATCGGGTAAGAAGGAAAAATACAGGTACGTTTGAGGACGATAAATTAGTATATGTCATCACCACAGAAAGCAAAAGGTTCATCATTTGAGCGCGAAGTCGCTAAGTTCCTGTCAGAAACTTACAATGAAAGTTTCATCAGGGCTCCAGGCTCAGGCGCATATGTTGGTGGTAAGAACCAATCACGAAAAGAGTTCCTTCATGAAGGACAGATTCGTAGCTTCAAGGGTGACATCGTACCTGGACAGTCTTTTACTAAGTTCAATGCAGAATGCAAATCATATGCAGACTTCCCGTTTCATCTAATGATTTCAGGAAACTGCAAAGTAATTGATGCCTGGCTTGAACAGCTTATGGCTGTAGCCGACGAAGACGATTGCAACATTCTATTCATGAAGTTCAATCGTAAAGGTCGCTATGTCGCTGTTCAAACCAAGTATACTTGGGTTACAGATAACTTCGCCTACTATAGTTCTGCTAAAGTAGGCGACTGGATCTTTATTGAATTTGATCACTTTTTTAAAAATAACAAAGAACTCTACAAAGCATATTCAGGCTCAACATCTAGCACATCAGACACCATGTCAGATTCATCAGCTAATATTTTAACCATCAACATCTAACTCCCCAAGAACCCGAAACATAGCTGTTTGGTCGAGGATCCTCGACTCCCCTTGAGAACGCATGAAATACTGCGAACAGAATCTGGGGCCGAAGGTGCATTCCTTCATAAGCACAGGCTTCTTGAAAGCTTGTGGAACACCGACAGGGCTCTCGATAGGTAGTCGAACCCTGAATGAGTTCACAGATATTCTGTTTTGATTCTGTGAAACATGCGTTGCCGAGGTAACACCTCACTACAGCCCCAGCAAACTTTATAGGGCAACCGGTAGCGTCAATCAGCATAAGGGCTAGATTGACGGGGGATAAACAGCAAAGGATGACAGGCCATGGCATGGACCAAGTCTAGGTAGAGCCATTGACTGGCTCTACCATGGCTTCCTGACCGGCAAGTAGCTCTTTCTAAATGAAACAATTAAAGAGAATCAGTAATCCAAATAGATCCTGAATAAAACTAAAGAAAAAAGAAAACGAACGAAGTGAGTTTTCAGATGAACGAAGTTCATCTCTTGACCCAGACAAAAGATGAAACTTCTTAAAGATAAATGACTAACTACGGCTGGGATTAGAAGAACGGCATCTGGGTTTTCTTAGTGATTTCCAAATTACCTTCGATAATTTCTTGTATGGCTCGGCGCTCAAATTCACTCATGTTTAGTGCATCTTCATAGGAAACGCCGCCGCGCATATACCATGACAACGTTAGCGCGGCCTTTTTGATTGCCTCGACATCTTTTTCGTAACCTTCTAGCAGCTTTCTAATCTCCTCGGGGCTGGAGTGTAGAAGCCTTACTCGAAAAAATCTGCTGGGTTCAACGTGAATGGCTGAGTGTATTCATGGTTACATTCTTGACATGTGATTTGGAGAGGCTTAATTTCACCTGACTCCTTCAAGGATGCATTGTAATCTCTTAGTTTTATGAAAACATTTCTGTCACAGTTCTTCAAGAAGTCAAGAATAAACTTCTTATCGGTAACTTTAGCCGCAGGAGTTTGAATAAATTCAACTGTGTCTGCGAGCAAATCCAATGACAAGAATGTGATTTTTTCTAAAGCTGCATGACTTTTTTCATCTCTTTCTTTTTGATCCGTGATGGAAGCAATGGCAGCAAACTCGCGCTGTATTTCAAACTGCTTGATTGATACTGCATTTATTTCTTTATAAGTTAAAGGTCTAAACTTAACGGATAGCTCATCTACTGTAAATGGCACGGTGTAATCAGGAGTAGTTAAAGATGACAGAAGACCTATTAGGCTTACACCGAATCTACCTTCTTCATTGCATTCGGGACAAATAGTGTCGATATCCATATCACCTGAACTGCTTGCTGCCTTAATACCAATCAAAATAGCATCTAAGTCAATATTGGTTATAGACCATGGATCTTTGATACTTGGGATACAACTTCTAATTAGCTCAGCGACTGCCGAACCATTGAAGAGCGCGTCTGGCGTTCTAGCAGTGATTTCATCAATTGCAGTCATTGGGTATACTGGAAGTTCTCCAGTAGAAGGCATATCTAATACCTCAGGTGAATACCCCACTCCGTTGCTAGGCAATCTAATATGAACTGCTGGTCTTCTAAAATACTGTCGTAGTGGGTTCACATCTGTAGCAGGTTGCACAGGTGTTGCTGGCGGCTGCATAACGGGCACAGTAGTTTGAACTGGGGCTGCTATTTGAGGTTGCGGTGGTGTAGGAATAGGGCTAGCCGGCGCTGAATTAGTAGGTATGAACCCGCCGCTAGGTATACCTGCATTACTTGCCGGAGTAGTGTTTGGTGGTGTAGTGTTATCCATGATAGTCGATTTCCTTAAAAACGGGTTTTTGCCGATACTAAATACTTACAGTATATTTATTGGGCAAAAAGTACCAAAAATTTTATTTAGGTTTGAAGTAGAATGGATATAGATCCGGAAATCTTACATGAGTTTCAAGAACAGCTAAAGCAGATGACCGATCTTATGGGTCAGAATAATAGTGCTATGGAAGCGCACTTAAATTCAATGAAAAACTTGTCTGACAATAGTGAAGCTATAAACAAAAACACAGAAGCAAACAAAAACGCATCACAAGCCGTAAAAGACCTTACTGCTGCTGAACGACAAGCAATGGTAGAAACTGCGAAAACGCTTCAAGTATATAACCAAGCTATTGAAATGTCCACTAGAAGCTTGATGAGCTTTGGCCGCGCCGCCTTAAGCGGAGAGCAAGGTGTAGGTAAGTTCGGTGCTGCTGCTATTGAATCTAGTATGGCAGTATCCAAACTTACCGAAAATATGGGACCATTGGCACAGATTGCCGGACTATTAGTTCAGGCTTTTGCCAAACTAGAAGCAGACGCATTAAAATTAGTAGATCAAACCACTGGATTTAGAGATGCCCTAAACAAAACCAACGGTACAATCTCAGCATCACTGGAAGACATTTCTAAACTGTCGGCTGAAGCTAGATTTTCTGGAGAAAGAATGCAGGTGCTTCAGCAAGCCATATCTAAGGTTAGTGGAAGCATGGTTGCACTTGGAAACACTTCAGGTGAAGGTGCTACTAAATTCATGAAAATGGCAGCAATGAATGACATTGCTGGAAAGTCTGCTGATTCCATACGTAAGAAATTTGAAATGCTGGGTGTTTCTCAGGATGAATTGATTGACGGTATGGGTAAGTATGTAGAGATGCAAACAGCATCAGGCAATGCATACAAAATGCAGCATATGACGATGGGTCAGTTGCAGAAAGAATCCCTCGCATATGTGGAAACATTAAACCGAGTAAGAACATTAACAGGGGAAAACGCAGACCAGCAACAAAAAGAACAACTCGAAGTACAAAATAGAATTGAAGAGCAAGCAAAGGAAGTCGCATTACAGGCTCAAGTGGCCCGCGGCGGCCCTGGTGCTGCTGCTGCACAGAAACTACTAGACCAATTAAGGGCATTAGACAGTCCTGAAATGGTTAGTAGAATAGGTGCAACTAATGTAATGCAATTGCAGCAACTTTTAAGATCAGGCGGCGCTCCTAGTGCATTTTCAGCACCACTTACAGTATCCGATCCTAACGTTTTAGCACAGCTTAATGCATACAAGGAAGGAAAAATTTCCGCGTTAGACGTAGGTGAACAGGTATTACGCGGTCAAACTAATATGTTGATTGGTCCCGGTTCTGCTATAGCAGAATATTCTCCGGAACAGTTAGAAACTGTGGGTGTAAACAAAGACGCCGTGGCTAAAATGCTGGCTCAGAAAACGGGCACTGGTGTTGGTCCGACTTTGCAGCAAATGGATGATGCTGAAAAAAAACGTGAAGAATCTATAGGTAAAAATATAGATCCGGTTACCGGCAAACCATACAGCAAAGAAGCATCCGATAAAGCAGACATTAACAATCAAATGTTGAAAATGCAAGCGATGTACCAAGAAAACTTGCAAAAGTTAATAGATACCCAAGGTGTTAAAGGTTTAGTAGGAACAATAGCTGCGTTTTCTGCCGCTGTTGGTGTATTCAGTGTTGCTTCTAAAATATTTTTAGCCGGCGCAACTATGAATGCTGGTGGAAGCGTTTTGAACTTATTCAAAGGTGGAGGAGCCGAAGCTGCTGGTAGCGGAGGCATGTTCAGTAAGCTCGGTAAAATGTTCAAGGGAGGCGGCGCCGCCGCCGAGGGTGAAGCAGCAGTTGGAGCAGCAGAGGGCGCAGGTGTAGCCGGAGCAGCGGAAGGTGCTACTGCGGTCGGAGCAGCGGAAGGTATAGGTGGGCTTGCGGCGGGTGGCGAAGCGTTGGGAGCAGGAGCACTTATAGCACCTGAAATAGTATTGCCTGCACTGGCAATAGGCGCCGCTGGATATGGACTGTATAAAGGTTATCAGTGGCTAACAGGTGGGGATAGTGATAAAACTACTGCACAACCTACTACCGCCTCATCACCGGACCAAACTACTCCGGGAACTCCTGATATATCAAATGATCAAGCAACTGCTCAACAGGCAGGGAATAGTGTAGATCAATCATCCATCGACGCGAATGTTGGCGGCGGCACTGGATTAATGGGTGCATTTAACCGATTAAACTTTTCAATTAACCAGCTAATACAGAGTGTTAATAATTTAGCGGATCAATATAGAAATACTAGTAATGGAAGTCTAGGGGTAAGTGGAGATACTAACAACTCCAATACACCTACTCAATTCGGTGGTAACATGGACGCTGTTCTTGCTACTATTAGAAAGCAAGAATCAGGTTCAGCGCAAGGTAACTATACTGCACAAAATCCAAGTTCTACTGCGTCAGGTGCCTATCAATTCACTAATCCTACTTGGCAAGGACTTACTAGAAAATATGGTATAGGTACACAATATGCCACCGCTGCTAGTGCGCCGGCTAGTATTCAAGATCAAGTAGCAGCAAATCGGGTACAAGAGATATTAGCGCAGTCAGGCGGTGACGTATCTAGAGTTCCCGTAGCGTGGTACACTGGGAATATAAACGGTACGAATAGCACAGTAAACAGCGGTCAAGTGTCCCAGTACGCACAACAATGGATGGGCACATACAGAGGCATTGCCGGTGAAATGGGTGGTACCGGCCGCGGCGGATTTGGTTCTGGATTGGGTGGGCCACAAGATTTACAATTGACTAGTGTAGGAGCACAAGGTAAAAGCGTTCAAGTTGCTCCAGTTGCTGCACAGGCTTTCCAAAGCTTATTGAATTTCTTGACTCAAGCAGGATACAGAATCAAAAGTCTAGGTGGTTATTCCAATCGTGACGTTGTGGGAATGCCTGGTGTAAAAAGCGCCCATGCTAAAGGTCTTGCTTTAGACATTAATCCGGATTCGAATCCTTTAGGTAATGCGTTAATTAGTGATTTGCCACCTGAAGCAATTCAATATGCTCATAATATTGGATTGGGCTGGGGCGGTGACTGGCGAACTAGAAAAGATGCCATGCATTTTAGCGCCCAACGAAATGAAGGCGGATGGGTTCAAGCAGCTAACGGCGGATTGTTCTCTGGTCCGGATTCCGGATATCCTGCACTGTTGCACGGAACGGAAATGATCGTTCCGGTTGACAATGCTCAGCATAGAGCAGGTAGCAAACTAGAAGAACTTAACAATTACACTAAATCAGAAACGTTAAAGCAATTTAGTAAAGTTGCTGATTCTGACACGACGAGACAGATGAAAGACTTGATGGACAAGACTTCATCAGTATCTGGTCAAGGCGGAACACAGATTTACGACCCAGCATCTGATAGAAACCTAAGACTGGCCACAGACGATAACAATCTTCTTAAGGAAATAAGAGATGGCATCAATAAGATGCATAATCTTGCTAACAAAACTGCAACTGAAAAATCAGCTAAAGCTAGTAAAACTAAAGCAACCACACCTAAAACTGAAAAATCATTATTAGAACGTCACCCTTCTCTCAGTGCGCCGATGGGATATTTAGGTGGGAAAATGCTGGCAAACATCGGATCTATCTGGAAAGGCGTGAAATCAGTTGGTAGTTCTTTGATGTCAAAGGCTAAATCTGCATTGGGAACACTGGCTGAAAAGTTTGGGTTTGGTAGTAAAACCGTCGCTAAATCCATGACAGGAGAAGAAGCTCGTGCTGCTGCAAAAATGTCAGCTAGAGAAGCAGCTATAGCAGAAGCAAAAGCAGCAAGAAGTTCAATGGGTGGTCTTGGTGCAGGCGCGCCTGCAAAAGCAGCAGCGGAAGCAGCCGAAAAGGCAGGTGGTAGTTTCTTATCTAAACTAGCTAAACCATTAGCTAAGATTGGCGGAAGAGCTTTGGGTCCTCTTGTTGCAGGTGGATTTTCAGGATATGAAGAATACCAAGCTGACAAAAAGAAAGGTGATTCAACTGGAACTTCACTCAAAAAGGCTGGCATAGTTGGAACAGGGGCAGCGGTAGGTGCAGGAGTTGGTGAATTAGCAGGAGGCGCCCTAGGATCATTGCTTGGTCCTGTTGGCACTGTGCTTGGTGCTACTGCTGGCGGTGCAATAGGTAGTTGGCTAGGCGAAAAGGGCGGCAAACTACTCGCTGATTATATGGTAAAGGATGATGCTAAGAAAAAAGCTGCACCAAAGCCACAAGCAAAACAAATAGCACACAAAGCTTCTAATAAAACACCTGAATTAGAAGATCCGAGAATTTTCGCTATCCCAAAACAAACAAGACCGAATTTAGCAGTGGCCAATGTTCGTTTGGACAATTCATCGGGTACATATGCACCTAACTACATAACTTCTAAAATTCATAATGAACCTGCTGCTGGACAAAACATGCAACAACATCGTCCTCAGGAATTTGCCCAGCAGCAGCAAAATAACGAAAACACTAAACATTTCGAAAAGCTAGGAAGTCATTTGGATACTTTGAATAGTACAATGACTCGTGTAACTAGAGCGATAGAAGAAAGTCACGGTACACAGAAGAAGATATTGCAACATGTACAGACTTAAACTAAATAATCTATGATATAAGAGAACTGGGTCCATGGCATTTAAAAAGAAATTCATTAATAAGAGCGGTGTTTCCTCTCCAATCTCGGGTGCAAATAGCAACGCCGGAGCTTGGAATGGATCGCCAGGACAAAACGGAATGCCAACAGGCGGCTGGAACAACGATGATTTTGGTTACAAAAACTACATGTCTAGACTTCCAGAAGTCTATACTGGGCACCCAAACAGAATCGAGCGTTACAATCAGTATGAAATGATGGACGTTGATGCTGAAATCAATGCCTGTTTGGATATTCTAGCAGAGTTCTCTACCCAACGCAATCAGCATAATAGAACTCCATTCCAAATCGAATTCCGTGATGAGCCTACTCCACACGAAGTTGAACTTCTCACTAAGCAACTACAACAGTGGTGCAAGCTAAACGAGTTTGATGTTCGTATGTTTAAAGTTTTCAGAAACGTTGTCAAGTACGGAGACCAAGTATTTGTGAGAGACCCGGAAACGTTCAAACTCTTTTGGGTTGACATGGTTAAGGTCATCAAGGTAATTGTTAACGAATCGGAAGGCAAGAAGCCGGAACAGTATGTCATCAAAGACATCAACATCAACCTACAGAACTTATCAGTAGCACAGAAGACCAATACTGACTTTGCTGCTAACCCAGCAACTGGCTTGGGTGGTAGTGGTGGTGGAACTAACACGCCCTACACTGTTCCGGCAATGCCTTATAATACGTCAGGTTCACGATTCACTTTGGGTCAGTCGGAATCAGCAATTGATGCTAAGCATGTTGTGCATTTGTCATTGACTGAAGGACTTGATCGCTTCTGGCCGTTTGGACAGAGTATCCTAGAAAACATCTTTAAGGTTTACAAGCAAAAAGAATTGCTTGAAGACGCTGTTCTTATCTATCGTGTTCAAAGAGCACCAGAACGCAGAGTCTTTAAGATTGACGTTGGTAACATGCCATCACACATGGCAATGGCATTCGTTGATCGTGTTAAAAATGAAATTCACCAACGCCGTATCCCTTCTGTATATGGCGGGCAATCTGTAGTTGATGCTAGTTATAACCCGCTGTCAATGAACGAAGATTATTTCTTCCCTGTTACGGCAGAAGGTCGTGGATCAACAGTTGATATTCTTCCGGGTGGCCAGAATCTCGGAGAAATCGATGACTTGAAATACTTTAACAACCGTCTTGCTCGTGGTCTTCGTGTTCCAAGTTCTTATCTACCAACTGGTCCAGACGATAACACTACACCAATGAACGACGGTCGTGTTGGTACTGCGATGATTCAGGAATTCAGATTCAATCAATACTGTGAACGTCTACAGAACTATATTTGCTTGAAGCTTGACGAAGAGTTTAAGTTATTCTTGCGCTGGAGAGGATTCAATATTGATACTGGACTATTCAGTATCATGTTCAATGCTCCGCAGAACTTTGCTTCATATCGTCAAGCTGAAATGGATACTGCTCGTGTTTCTACTTTTGCTACAATGGAAGCATTCCCATATATGTCAAAGCGTTTTGCACTTGAAAGATTCTTGGGTCTTACTGAAGAAGAAATCAAGAAAAATGAAAAGATGTGGACAGAAGAAAATGCAGACGATATGCTTGATGAGCCTAAGGGATCCGATCTTAGAAACATCGGTGTATCGACGGGTGACTTCGAGGCGGACTCTGACACGGCAGAACAAATCGATCAGTCACAGGAAGACTTTGAAGGTGGACCAGAAGTGACTGGCCCAGTAGCATCTGACATAAGTGGTGCAGGTGCAGCAGCAGGCGGCGCCGCAGCAGGCCCTGTCGGCCCATAATATTAACAAACTACCCATCCTTTGTGTGACCTCCTTTTTCCGTTTACTATTAAACTAACATTTCCTTGATGTAAGTTATAAGCGTTGATGAAGTCGAAAATAGTCATAGTAACTATTTCTTGAGTATTCTCGTTAAAGAAAGTGTATAAGGTAGCATTAAAATTGGGATGCCCCTCACCGACTTGAGTGGATTTATAGTTTGGATCGTGACGATAATGATTTGGACCTGAGGTTTTCTTTACTACTTCCGCTTTCTGCTCTGATGACCACTCACTTTTCGTGTTTTTAATTTTTTCTATCACGGAAGCATTCTGAACAGGATTATGCTCCCTCATTCTATCACTTAGTTCTTTTTTCCTGTCTGGGTTATTAGCCCATGTTTTCTTAAGTTTCTCACTAACTAACTTTTTCTCTTCGTTAGGGCGCTCTTCTGCTATTTTATGTGATAATTTACTAGATTGCTCTCTTTTCTCTTCAGTCCATACTTCTTCCATTCTTTGTTTGAATGAAGAACGTTTTGACGGATGGCTGTCACCCCAAACAGTGCGACCTCCGTCACCTTCTTCGGGTTTAAGATTTGCCCATGTTTTTCTACCATTTTCATCTCTCTCATCTACAACATTCCAAAGTTCACTGTAATACCTTCCCCATTGTTTAACTTCTTCATTGGACTGACATTCTCGTAATACTTCTGTAGTAACATCATAACCGTGTTTTTTAATATGAGGTACCCAATGTTCTCCGGAACCTTTATATTTGAATGGATTCTGAACTGTTTTTCCTAAATATTGAAGGCCAGTTTTGTTGTGGGTTTTCTTGTACAAATAAATAGTCATTACTGATACTCCGTAATAGTATTAGAGTAGTTGGGGATTCCAGTCCCGCGAACTACATCTTTATTTATCGTGAAGCATAAATAATACGTAGGAGATGATTTTATGCGATTACTAGAGGTGTTCGATCCGCCGATTCAGGGCTTTCAGGATGTCAACACTGACAACAGTAAACCTGTGTGGAGAACATCTCGTAAAACTAAACTTACACTAAAGCAAATCCGTAAACTAAGACGTATGCTTGATGTAAGAAATTATGAGAAAAAGAAGCATCTTGAAAAAGTAAAAAAACAATACGGGCCGAAGCCTGAAGCTGCTGGCGGAGCCGTAGCCTAAATAATTTATATAAAAATACCAAAAATGCAAAAAACTAGCACTTAATGAGTTGTTTTCTGGTATATGGTGTAAATAACTTTACAAAGCCATTTCTATCAGGAGACAATTTAATGGACATTAGAAAATATGAAAAGTTGATCAATCTAGTGATCAACGAAGACAAAGAAGCAGCCGACGCTCTTTTCCACGAAATCGTTGTTGAAAAATCACGCGAAATCTTCGAGTCAATTATGGCAGAAGAAGATATGGATATGGAAGAAGGAATGGGCGGACAAGTCGGCGATATGCTTGACGAGATTAACGCTGAAGAATCAGGCGTCATGGAAGACGAAGATGAAGCTGACATCGATTTTGACGATGAAGCTGAAGAAGACGGTGAGGACTTCACTCACGACCTCGAACAAGACCATGACGATGAAGAAGGTGTAGCACACGAAGAAATCGAAGACGCTGTAATACGCATCGAAGACAAGCTCGACCAGTTGATGGCTGAGTTCGAAGAAATCATGGGCGGCGACGATCATGATGCAGCAGACTTCGGTGGCGAAGAAGGCGAAGAAGACTTCGGCGGTGACTTCGGTGGCGAAGAAGAAGACGAAATGGACGAAGACATGATGATGGAAAACATCAATCTTCAGAAGGTTTCAGTCACTCACGGTGACAACGGCGCACAGACCAAGAGCCCAACTACATTCAATTCAGGTCAAGCTGGAATGGACAGCAAGCCAGTTAAGTTCTCTGGCGACGCAGAATCAGTCCCAACAAGCCCAAAGAAGCCAAGTGACTACTTGACTAAGGGCGAAGGTAATCTTCCAGGTGCAGGTAACTTCAAGAACGTACCGGGTAAGAACAACTTCAAGGATAAGGGCGATGCAGCACCTAAGCCAAAGCACGGTGATGATGGTTCTAACTTCCGTAGCCCAGTAGCAGAGTCAAGACGCCCTGCTCGTAGACCAGCACGTTAATAGGAATCTGAGAACAAATGGCTTTGTATCTTAGAGAGAATCTGACATTCGACCGCGCTAATATCGTGGTCGAGTCTGTGTCAGAAGGCGATGATAAACTGAAGTCCCTCTACATGAAGGGAATATTCATTCAAGGCGGGGTGAAGAACGCTAACGAGCGCATTTACCCCGTCAATGAAATCGAAAACGCTGTAGATACTCTCAACAAGCAAATTCATGAAGGCTATTCTGTTCTAGGCGAAGTCGATCACCCAGATGATCTTAAGATTAATCTAGACCGAGTTTCACATATGATCACTCATATGTGGATGGATGGTCCAAATGGTTTCGGCAAGCTAAAAATTCTCCCAACTCCAATGGGTGATCTTGTAAAGACGATGTTGGAGTCAGGGGTTAAGCTAGGTGTATCCAGTCGTGGTTCAGGTAACGTAAACGACATAGATGGCCGTGTCAGTGATTTCGAAATAATCACTGTCGATATTGTTGCACAACCAAGCGCACCAAACGCATATCCTAAAGCAATTTATGAAGGACTTCAGAACATGAAGTACGGTCATAAAGTACTTGAGATTGCTAAGGAAGCTCAAGGCAACAAACAAGTACAGAGATTCCTTGCTGAGGAAGTAAAACGCCTCATCAATGAACTCAAATTATAAGGGGAATTTATGACACTTCCGTATGTATATAAATGGACACAATTATCTACTGGAAAGTGGTATATTGGTTCACGTACTGCGAAAACGTGCCACCCTGATGACGGGTATATCTGTTCTAGTAGAATAGTAAAACCAATGATTGTCTCTGATCCAGAAGATTGGGATAGATCAATAATCGCAACTGGTGAAGTATATGAAATGTTGGAATTAGAAACCAAACTTTTAACTGAATCAGATGCGAAGCACAACCAAGAAAGTTTCAATCAACATAATGGAGATGGAAACTTTAAATTTAAGGGCGGCGTACCTCAAACTGATGAACACAAACTTAAATTAGGGTTGGCCAAAAAAGGAAGATTAGCTTGGAACAAAGGTCAACAAATGACTCCGGAATACTGTGAAAAACACGCAGCCGGACATAAAGGAAAACCAAGACCCAAGCAAACGCCCGAATCTAATGAATTGCGATCTTTAAAATTAAAGGGAAGAATTCCATGGAACAAGGGCAAAACAAGTAACAATGTTACTTATGTAGATAAAGGGACTAGATAAATGCTAGACGCCATAAAGCCACTACTAGAAAGCGGACTTATCAATGAGGACGTAGGCAGAGAACTAAACGAAGCCTGGGAATCCAAGTTGAATGAAGCTCGTAATCAAGTTCGTGCGGAACTCCATGAAGAGTTCGCACAACGCTACGAACACGATAGAATGGTTATGGTAGAATCCCTAGACAAGATGATCACTGCCCATCTCGCAGACGAAATTGCAGAATTTGCATCTGAGAGAGCAGCAATGAACGAAGACCGCGTAAAGAATCAAGTAAAGCTTCGTGAAAGTGCAACTAGGTTCAACGAGTTCATGGTTACTAAGTTAGCCGAAGAAATTCGTGAACTACGCACTGACCGTAAACTTCAAATGGAAAATCAGAAGAAGCTGGAACAGTTTATTGTTCACGCTTTGGCTCGTGAAATCAAAGAATTTGCTATCGATAGAGAAGCAGTTGTTGAAGCAAAGGTCAAGCTCGTTGCAGAAGGTCGCAGACAAATCGAAGCACTTAAGGAAAAGTTTATTGCTGAAAGTGCCAAGAAAGTCAGCGCAATGGTCGGAACACATCTTAAGGGTGAACTATCACAACTTAAAGAAGACATTAAAATCGCAAGAGAAAACAATTTCGGTCGCAAGATTTTCGAATCCTTTGCCGGTGAATTCTCAGTTACTTACCTCAACAGTAAGGCTGAAACTCGCAAAGCAATGAATGCCCTTGCATCCAAAGACCGTCAGCTTGCAGAAGCCAAGAAGCAACTACAACATGCTGCTAAATTGGTAGAAAGCAAGGACCGCGAAGTTCGGATTATTAAGGAATCAACTCAGCGTCAGAAGACAATGGATGAGCTATTGTCAACTCTCAATGAGCAAAAAGCCGAAGTAATGAGAAGTTTGCTAGAAAGCGTTCAGACACCTAAGTTGAAGAATGCGTTCGACAAGTATTTACCAGCAGTACTCAATACTGGTGCAGCACCAAAGGCAGCAAAAGCTCCTTTGACTGAATCTGTTATTGTAGAGGCAACTGGTAATAAAACTGCCCAGAGACCAACTGAAGTCGATGAATACGAAAAAGACAACGTAATCGACATCAAGCGCCTGGCGGGGCTTTGATAAAAAGACATATTAGGAGAATATAAACATGTCAAAAGTACTATTAGAAAGCCGTTGGAGCGAAACTAAGGATGCTCTGCTAGAAGGCTTAAAGGGCAATCGTCGCTCAACTATGGGTGTTATCCTCGAAAACACCAAGAAGCAGTTGCTTGCAGAATCTTCTGCTGGCACTACAACTGCTGGTAATATCGCAACTCTGAATCGCGTTATTCTTCCAGTAATTCGTCGTGTTATGCCAACTGTTATCGCAAACGAACTCGTAGGTGTTCAGCCAATGACTGGTCCAGTCGGCCAGATTCACACCCTTCGTGTACGTTACGCTCAGTCATTGACTGACAACTCAGCAGCACAGACTTCGGTCGTAGCTGGTGAAGAAGCTCTATCACCATTCAAGATCGCGCAGGCATATTCTCGCGTTCCTGAAGCAGCAACAAGCACTAACTTCTACACTGGTGCAGACACTGCTTCGCTTGAAGGCGACGGTGGTAAGCAGATTTCTGTTCAGATCCTTCGTCAGGCTGTTGAAGCCAAGTCACGTAAGCTACAAGCTCGCTGGACTTTCGAAGCTGCTCAGGACGCTCAGTCACAGCATGGTATTGACGTAGAAGCAGAAATCATGGCTGCTCTTGCACAAGAAATCACTGCTGAAATCGACCAGGAAATCCTGCTCTCACTCGCAACTCTTGCTTCAACTGAATACACTTACAACCAGGCAACTGTATCAGGTACTGCTACTTACGTTGGTGACGAACACGCTGCTCTTGCTGTTCTTATCAACCGCGTTGCAAACTTGATTGCACAGCGCACTCGTCGTGGTGCAGGTAACTGGGCTGTTGTTTCACCAGCTTCACTTACTGTTCTTCAGTCAGCAACTACTTCAGCATTTGCTCGTACTACTGAAGGTACTTTCGAAGCTCCAACTAACACTAAGTTCGTTGGTACTTTGAACGGTGCAATGCGCGTATTCGTCAACTCATATGCTCCTGACACTCAGCCAGTTCTGGTTGGTTATAAGGGTTCATCTGAAACTGACGCAGCAGCATTCTACTGCCCATACATTCCGTTGATGTCATCTGGCGTTGTCCTTGATCCGTCAACATTCGAACCAGTCGTTTCGTTTATGACGCGCTACGGCTACATAGAGCTTACGAATACTGCATCGTCATTCGGCAACGCCGCTGACTATGTTGGGGAAATTTCGGTGCAAAATCTTACGTTTCAGTGATTTTTCAATCACTTACTCGTTAAGTTATATGGAAAAGGGGGCTTCGGTCCCCTTTTCTATTGTAAAATTGCCAAAAACATAGTATTATTTAGTGAAATGTGAGGATGTGGACTAAATAACAATATGTTCAAAGAAAACAAATATACCAAATACTACTTGCTCATCACAGATAGGGCCAAAGGTCGGACGATGACCGAATATACCGAACGCCATCATATAATCCCTCAATCACTAGGCGGCTCTAATGATAGAGAAAACCTAGTAGACCTCACTGCAAGAGAACATTTCATTTGTCATTGGCTCCTTGTAAAAATGACAGAGGGCGAATCAAGAAGTAAAATGATATATGCTTTGCGCGGGATGAAGGCAAACAATGAATACCAAGAACGATACTCTTCCTATATAACCGCTCGTGTATATGAACGATATCGTATTGAACACTCCCTAGCTCATTCCAAAACAATGAAAGGTAGAACTCCTGCGAACAAGGGTAGGGCAATGCCCGAAGAACAAAAAGCCTTGCTAAGAGAAAGCGCTAAAGCTAATCACGCATCAGGTAAAGTGTATTCTTCGGAATCACAGAAGAAAAGAGTAGCAAAAATAATAGGAACTAAGCAGAGCGAAGAAGCCAAACTTAAAAAAAGTTTAGCATTGAAAGGTCGCCCCAAAGGTCCGATGAGTGAAGAACAAAAGTTAAAACGTTCTATGACTATGACAGGGCAGAAGAAGAAACCCGGTCACTCCGACAATGTAAGAAATGCCGTTCTAGGTAATGTATCTATCAACAAAGACGGTATTGAAAAGAAAGTCAAACGTGATACACTTGATCAATGGCTACTTGAAGGCTGGAGTCTAGGTGGAAGGAAAAGAAAATGAAAGACAATGAGTGTGTCGAAATCCTTGAAGACGGAACAGTATATTACTTTGATCTGGATGTATGCAATAGAGAAGCAGAAAAGGCAATCGAAGAACTTTACATGAAAGAAGGAGTACTTCCAAACTTTGATTATACTTCATCAATTTTCACTCTCTTTATAAGTTCCATTCAAATCCTTAGTCAGTCTGGTTGGACAACAGATGAATTATTACAGGAAGTTTTGAACCATTCAGAAGCCGAAGATGAGTAATGAAAATCAGTGAAATGACAATGAGAGGACCAGACCTCTCAAAACAGGCAGAACTATTTGCAAATAAGAATAAAGAAACCTGGTATAAAAATGGTAAACATGTAGCAGATATCGAAGACTATAAAGTTATCCAACTTGGTAACTATTATTCATTGTGGGATGATGCAGCTTTTGTGGCATGTTGCTCGTTAACAGACGATAACATTGTAGATAACGTTTATGTTAGTCCGGACTATAGAGGCAAGCAGATTTTGTTAATGTTATTGTGGTTTTTTAAGACTAGACTAAATCGTTCTCCCTTAGTATTAGGAAAGGTTCATTCTAAAGATATGCAGGAAGTTGTAAAGGGTCTATCACGATTCAACAAGCACTGGTATAACGTGAACACTGGAGAGAAGGAGCCATTTGCATTAGATACGCTGGATAATTACTATAGTCACATAGAGGTTACCCCATGGCGCCTCGTATTAGAAAATGCCGGAAACTTCTCAGAGTGGCCGATGTATAATGGTGGCGGATTTGTTATGGAAGCGTATGAACCGTACCTAGACTAAATAATACTATGGATATGCGTACTCTTATAGAAGCA